GACCTCGCCAAGCGGTTTAAGAAGACCATCGACCCCAAAGTGTTGGCCGATGATGACGATCCAGCTCTTGCCGCTGCTAACCAGCAGATGGAGGCGATGGCCGCTGAGATGGAAAACATGTTCCAGATGTTGCAAAACGTCAACCAGAGCATGGAAGCTCGTGAGATGCAGATCAAGCAGTTTGAGGCTGACATCAAGGCATACCAAGCTGAAACACAGCGTATCTCTGCTGTGCAGGCTGGCATGAGTGAGCAACAAATCCAAGACATCGCTATGGGCGTTGTGGCTGCTGCGATGGAGAGCAACGACAATATGGTCATGATGACTGAGCAGCGTGAGATGCCTGAAATGCAGCCCGAGATGCAGCCAGAAATGATGCCACCCCAAGGAGAGATGAATGAAATGCGCTGATTTTGTAGGTGAACTGTTCTTGGCCCGCGACGTGGCCCATTCAGTCCACCTGAACACCCGCAGCTTTTCCAAGCACTCGGCGCTGAACACGTTCTACGACGAGGTGATCGACTTGGCTGACAAATTTGCCGAGGCGTACCAAGGCCGTCATGGTCTAATTGGACCCATCAGTCTGATGAGCGCCAAGAAGAACGGCAACATCATCGAGTTTCTGGAGCAGTCCCTCAAAGATATTGAAGATATGCGGTATGAGGTGGTGAGCAAAACCGACACCCCGATCCAGAATATCATTGATGAAATCGTCGGGCTTTATTTGGCGACCTTGTATAAATTAAAGTACCTCGCATGAAACGCGCAGAAGCAAAGGCTCTTGGCTTGAAGTTTTACAACACGGGTAAGCCGTGCAAGCATGGGCATTTGTCGGACAGATATGTGCAAGGGGCATGTATTGAGTGCGTCAAGATTCAAACTAGCGAATGGAAAAACAACAATCCTGAGAAACAGAAACACGCCATGCGTAAATGGTGGGAAAACAACAAAGAAACCCACAACGGGCGCGTAAAAAATTGGCAAGCTGCAAACCCTGAAAAGGTCAAAGAAACGGCAAAATTATGGGTTGCCGCAAATCCTGAAAAAGTAGCTGAAAAGACCAAGCGTTACAGGCAAAGGCACCCTGACCAAACAACTGCGTGGGCGGCAGCAAGCGTGGCAAAAAGGTCAAAACGCGTCCCAAATTGGTTGACACCAGACGACAAGTGGATGCTTAAAGAGGCGTATTCTCTGGCAAAATTACGCACAAGATTGTTTGGTTTTGTTTGGGAAGTTGACCACGTTTTCCCACTCAGGGGCAGTTTTGTGTCAGGCTTGCATGTTCCAACCAACATCCAAGTTATTCCCAAGGCTCTTAACAGAGCTAAACGCAACGTGTATCATCCGAATTAAAGGAGCCATCATGGAACTTCTCAACTCTCTCTCCAAAGCAGGTTTTCCTGCCCAAACTGCCTCTTTTACCGGCACCGCAGCGAACACCTCGGGCTGGCCTGCTGGCCCTGAAGGCGTTATGGTTTGGTCCGACCAGCCTTGTTACATCGAAGTTGGTGAGGGCGCTGTGGCAACCACTGCCAGCACTCCAATCCCTTCATTCACACCCATAGCGTTCAAAGTGCCAACTGGCACTAGCGGTCTGTGGCGCGTAAGCGCCATCCAAATTGCGACCGCTGGCGTGGTGTACTGCAAACCAATAAACACAAAATGATGGGTTGTATCCGTCAACGCCGTGATACTTCTTTTCGGAGCAATTTCAAATGGCTGTAAATCTTTCACCCGTTGGCGGCGCAGGCGCTCAGTTTTTTGACAACAATGGCGACCCGTTGTCGGGTGGTAAGCTGTACACGTATCTTGCGGGTACAACAACTCCAGAAGTTACGTACACATCGTCATCTGGCGCTATTGCTCAACCAAATCCAATTATTCTTGACGCAGCAGGCCGAGTGCCGGGCAGCAACGAAGTTTGGCTAACTGCGGGTGTTGCGTACAAGTTTGTGCTCAAGACCAGCACAGAGGTGTTGTTGGCAACATGGGACAACATCTCAGGCATCAACAGTTTGGGCGCTGCGTCCACTGTTGCGTTTACAGGTTTCAAAGGACAAGTTGGAACCGTTCAAAGCCTTGCTGGAAATACAGGCGCTGACTGGATTGGATTCACCCAAGCAGGCACTGGCGCAACCCCTATTTCTGCGCAAGACAAAACGCGCCAGATCGTGCATGTTGCGGATTTTGGCGCTGTCGGTGACGGCGTTACCGATGACACGGGCGCAATTCAAACGGCCATCAACTACGTGCAAGGGGCCAACAGCGGCCAGATTGAATTGCATTTTGACGCCAAGCAATATCGAATTCTTGGCACGCTGGCTATCACAGGAATGGTTCGATTGGTCGGCCAAGGCGCATTTGATCTTGACAATGCTCGGCCTATCACGATACCTGGCAAAGGTACATGGCTAATTCACGCGAGCACCACAGGCCCGCTGATTCAAGTTTCCGGTAACTTGAATAAAGGCGCGGGTCTTTTTGACATCGCAATTTTTGAAGAAGGCCATACAACGCCGGGGCCAGGCTGGGTTCCTGCTGCGCGTGATTGGGTCATTCGTGTTGAAAACACCCAAGGCACTTTGTTTCTCAACCGCGTACACTTTCACGGTGTTTACCGAGGTGTGTTAACAGATTACGCTGTTCGACTTCAATACGAAAACATCACAGGTCAGTTTTTCTACCGTGGTTTTTCTTTTGACCGTGTTTACGACATTGGCAAATTTGATGGCCTTCATGCTTGGACTTATTGGAGCGAAGCAGACTCGGTAATTCAATGGCAACAGGCCAACTGCGTTGAGATCACGCTGTACCGTGTTGACGGGCTTTGGATGGACCGAATCTTTACGTTTGGCGTTGCCGTTTCATTGTTTTTGACTACCGGCACTTATGGGCCACCAAAGGTAATTGAGGTAGGCAGCTTATATTCAGATTTTTGCGGGCGGGCGATTGTGGTTGATTCCGCAGAACCTGCGCACATTCAAGTTGCAAACGTCTTTCATTTGGGCCAAGCATGGCCCCCCGCTACACCAGCTAACGTGCTCCCTGGTGCAGCTTTGGTGGATGTCGTTGTGGGCAGCAACCACCTTGTTCAAATCGGTAATTCTTACGACACACTGGCAGACACTCATGCTGTCCGAATCAACGGGACATTCAACACTGTATGGATTGCAAGTGGTATTTTTCAGCAATACAGCCGAGGTACTGCGGGTCAAGGCGCGGCAACCGTTGCAGCAAACAACACCCTTCGCTTTGGGGCTGTTCCGCTGTTAAACCCTTATGCTGGCGGCGCTACAACTTTGTTCAACGGTACGCCGGGCGGCACTGCGTTTGAGCCAACCCGGCAAGTTGTCACAACTGCCACTGTTAACTATCCTGTGACCGCAGCCAATGTGGCTGGTCAGCTTGCAGCTTACACTGCTGAAGGTGAAGCAACGGCGGGCGTAGCTTTAATCGCCAAAACAACAGGCACCGTTAACGTCGGCGCATCAACCAACTTACTTGGTTTTTACGGCGCAGCAGCCACTGCGCGTCAAACCGGCGTTGCAGTTTCCGCTGCCGGAATCCATGCGGCGCTTGTCAATCTTGGTTTAATCACATAATAGAGATGGCAAGCGTATTCTTAGCGCATAATCTAAGAACTGTACCGGCCCAGTAGACCGGGAACTCACACGAGTTAAACATGACTGATGAAGTCCAAACCTTAGCGGAAGTAGACTCCGCGCAAGCACCCGAGGTGACGGCCACCACGGACAATGCACAAAATGCGCCGGTAGTAGCTGAAAATCAAGACGGTAGCGCCCAAGAGGAAAAAAAGTACTCCCAGGCTGAAATCGACGCGATGATTGGCAAGCGCCTCGCAAGAGAACAGCGCAAATGGGAACGTGAGCAGCAGGCGAAGCAGGCACCTGTGCCAGCAACGCCAACGGAAATTCCGAGTGCTGATCAATTTGACAGCCCACAGGCATACGGTGATTTCATCCGTGCTGAAGCTGAAAAACTGGTCCAACACCGGGAGATCCAGAAACAACGCGCTGAGATTGAAGAAACCTTTGCAGAGCGTGAGGAGGAGGCCCGGTCTAAATACGATGACTTTGACCAAGTTGCGTATAACCCGAACCTTCGCGTCACCGATGTGATGGCTGAAACCATCAAAGCGTCTGACCTTGGACCTGATCTGGCCTACTGGCTGGGCAGCAACCCCAAGGAAGCTGACCGCATTTCTCGCTTGTCGCCACTGTTGCAAGCGCGTGAGATTGGAAAAGTCGAAGCTAAAATATCTGCCGAGCCTTTCCAAAAGAAAACCTCGACTGCGCCTGACCCGATTCGTCCGGTAACCGCACGAGCAACAACCACTGGTGTCACTGACACCACCGATCCTCGTTCTGTCAAAAGCATGAGTACATCGGACTGGATTGCTGCCGAGCGCCAAAGACAAATCGACAAAGCAAAGTCACTCCGCAACCGCTAATTTTAGGAAATCATCATGAGTAACTCGCTTCTTACCATTGACATGATCACCCGCAAGTCTCTCGAAATCCTTGAGAACAACTTGGTGATCACCCGCAACGTGAACCGCCAGTACGACGACAGCTTCGCTGTTGAAGGTGCAAAGATCGGTTCTACACTGCGTATCCGTTTGCCCGACCGCGCTCTGGTAACTGACGGTGCCGCCCTGCAAGTTCAGGACGACAACGAACAGTTCACCACTCTGACTGTCTCCAGCCAGAAGCACATCGGTATCAACTTCACATCTGCTGAATTGACCATGCAGTTGGACGACTTCGCAGAGCGTGTCTTGAAGCCACGTATCAGCCAGTTGGCCTCTACCGTGGACGCTGACGTTGCCAACGCATACCGCTTGGTGGGTAACTCTGTCGGCACTCCCGGCACGGCTCCTGCCACTGCTTTGGTGCTGTTGCAAGCCCAGCAAAAGCTGAACGAGAACGCTGCTACCATGTCGCCTCGTTACGCTACCGTGAACCCTGCCGCTAACGCTGCTTTGGTGAACGGCCTGTCTGGTTTCTTCAACCCCACAGATGTCATCTCTCGCCAGTTCAAGAACGGCATGATGGGTGAGCAAGTGTTGGGCTACGAAGAAGTCAACATGAGCCAGTCTATCAAGGTTCACACTTGCGGCACCCGTGCTGCTACTGGTAGCACTACGGGCGCTGCCGTGACTGCTGAAGGCGCAACTACTCTGACTCTGACAGTTGGTTCTGGCTTAACTATCAACCCTGGTGACGTGTTCACCATCGCTGGTTGCTTTGCCGCTAACCCACAGACTCGTGAGTCCACAGGTTCGTTGTTCCAGTTCGTGGCAATCTCGTCCTCGACTGTTACCACCACAGCCACTGTGACTGTTGCTCCGATCTACTCGGCTGCTAACGCTCTGTGTACCGTGGTGTCCTTGCCCGCCAACGGTCAAGCAGTTGTGTTCGTGGGCGCTGCCAGCGGCTCTTTCCCACAGAACTTGGTGTACCACCGCGACGCCATCGCGTTCGCCACTGCCGACCTGTTGCTGCCACAAGGCGTTGACATGGCTAGCCGTGCCGTTCACAACGGTATCAGCCTGCGTGTTGTGCGTCAGTACGACATCAACAACGACCGTATGCCTTGCCGTGTTGACGTTCTGTATGGTTACAACACCATTCGTCCACAAATGGCTTGCCGCATCTTCGGCTAAATCGAACCGGGGCTTCGGCCCCTGTTTTCAAATCAATCTGAAAGGAAATTATCATGGCACTCCCTAACGGCGCAGGCGGTTATCAAGTTGGCGCAGGCAACCGCGCAGAAACTATCATGGGCGCAATGGCCGCTCCTCAAACAGCTACGGCTACGGCAACCCTGACAGCGCAGCAAATTGTCAATCAGATGTTGGTGGCTAACCCCTCCACAACTGCTGCGACATACACGCTGCCTTCTGGCGACTTGATTGACGAAGCTGTTCCTAACGCCACTGTTGGCAGCACCTTTGATCTGGCGATTGTCAACATCGGTACTTCGTCCGGTGCAGTGACTTTGGCTGTCAGCACTGGCGTGACCGATGGCGGCAACGCTTTGGTTGCTATTGCTGTGACAACCAGCCAGTTGTTCCGATTCCGTAAGACCGGCGAAGGCACTTACGTTGTGTATCGTCTTGGCTAAACCCAAGGTAATTGGTAAAACGGGGCTTCGGCCCCGTTCTCACATGGAGATTTAAATGAACATTACCCTCGTACATCCTGAATTCGGCGCTAAAGTTGCCACCAACCAAGAAGAACTCAACCACGATGTCAAAAACGGCTGGTCAGAGTACAATCCTGACACACCTGTTGAGGTGGCATCTGAGTCGGTAGTTGAAGCGTCAAAACGCAAGTACACCCGCAAAGTGACCGATCAATCCATCGAACAGCCCAACAGCGACACGCTGGCAAGCGACGAATCCGAAGGGAAGTAACATGGCTTATACCGCTGGCGAACAGATCAACCGGGCACTCAGGCTGCTTGGCGTTCTTGCCGAAGGTGAAACTCCGTCAGCGGCTACCAGTCAAGACAGTTTGACTGCGCTAAACCAGATGATCGACTCGTGGAACACCGAGCGACTGTCTGTGTTTTGCACTCAAGACCAGATTTTCAACTGGCCCATAGGCGAGATCAAACAAACCCTTGGCCCTTCTGGCGACTTTGTGGGCAACCGCCCTATTCAGCTTGATGACGCCACCTACTACCGCGCCCCCAGCGGCGTGTCGTATGGCATCAAGTTCATTAACCAAGACCAATACAACGGTATCGCTGTCAAGACATCGACATCGACTTTTCCGCAGGTTATCTTTGTCAACAACACGTTTCCGAACGTGGAGATGTACATCTACCCCAAGCCAACGCAGTTGCTGGAGTGGCACTTCATTTCTGTGCAAGAGCTAACAGAGCCTGCCACACTGGCAACTGAGTTGTTCTTTCCACCAGGTTACATGCGGGCGTTTGCCTACAACTTGGCGATGGAGATCGCGCCCGAGTTTGGCGTGGAGCCAAGCCCACAGGTGAAGCGCGTTGCCATGACAAGCAAGCGTAACCTCAAGCGCATCAACAACCCATACGATGTGATGAGTCTGCCCTATGCTGTGGTGGCAAATCGTCAGCGGTTCAACATCTACAGTGGCAATTTTTAATAAATATAGTAGTCAACTATTGTCATACCTGCTATGTTTACCAGCAATAAACCCTTTCACACCCTTAACCGCCCGCAAAAGCCCTTTGGCCTTGTAGGCGTCGATTGCGTGTTGAAGATTTTGCTGATGCGTAACAACTTCCAAGTTATTCAGTCGATTGTTGGCACGGTCAAGGTCTTTGTGGTTTATTTCCAGTCGGCCTTCAATTCGCCCGTTGAACGCTTCCCACACCATGCGATGCACACCGCGCCGCGTGTATTTGGCGTCTTTGCAAAGACTTGCGACAAAATAATGTTTCAACAATTGCGGCTTGACAAGTCTGTAAGTTGCGTTGCCAACCCACGTCTTACCCAGCTTGATAGAATGGGCCGTGGGTATGCTGGTGCCCAAAAACTCAGCAACTTGTTTAAGGGTCGCGCCGTGCTCAAACATCTGCTTGGCTTCGGGAATTTTGGCGGCGTCAAGGGTCTTACCTCTGGCAATCCTGCGCACATTTCCAAGGTCGCTCACCTCGTACAAATCTTCAAAGTCCAAAACTGGTTTCCACGTTTCCATAGCTTGACTCCATTTAATATGAATAGGAGTATAGCATGAAGACACCTATATTGGGCAGCAGCTACGTCACCCGCAGCGTCAACGCTGCGGATGCCCGCATGGTCAACCTGTTCCCCGAAGTCATCCCCGAGGGTGGACTAGAGCCTGCGTTTTTAAACCGCGCACCAGGTTTGCGCCTACTGGCAACAATCGGCACTGGTCCAATTCGTGGTCTGTGGGATTTTGCGCCGGACAGCAATACCGCTTTTGTCGTGTCGGGCACTCAGTTGTTCAAGATCAACCGCAGCTACACGGCTACACTGCTGGGCACTGTGGTAGGCACTGGCCCTGTCAGCATTGCTGATAACGGCACTCAGTTGTTCATCGCAGCCAACGGGCCAAGCTACATCTACAACAACACAACAAACGTGTTCCAGCAGATCACTGACCCAGACTTTCCTGGTGCGGTAAGCGTGGGCTATCTGGACGGCTACTTCGTGTTCAACGAGCCAAACAGTCAAAAAATTTGGGTTACCAGTCTGCTGGACGGTCTGTCCGTGGACCCGCTGGATTTTGCAAGCGCCGAAGGTGCTCCCGATGAAGTGACTGGTTTGATTGTTGACCACCGTGAGGTCTGGGTGCTGGGCACCAACTCGGTTGAGGTTTGGTACAACGCAGGCACCCCAGACTTCCCATTACAGCGCATCCAAGGCGCTTTTAACGAGATTGGCTGCATATCCCCTTACTCGCTTGCCAAACTCGATAACGGCGTGTTCTGGCTGGGTTCTGACGCCCGTGGCAAGGGCATCGTTTACCGGGCCAACGGCTACACGGGCACCCGCATCTCAACACACGCTGTTGAGTGGCACATCCAACAATACAGCGACATCACCGACGCTTTTGGGTACACGTACCAACAAGACGGCCATAGTTTTTATGTGCTGATTTTTCCATCGGCCAACACCACATGGGTGTATGACGTGGCAACGCAGGCGTGGCACGAGAGAGCCGGGTTTAACAACGGTGACTTTACACGGCACCGCAGCAACTGCCAGATGGCGTTTAACAACGAGATTGTGGTCGGCGACTTTCAAAACGGCAAAATCTACGCTTTTGATCTTGATGACTACTCGGACGACGGGCAGATTCAAAAGTGGCTGCGCACATGGCGTGCGCTGCCTACGGGCCAGAACAACTTTGAACGTACCGCGCAGCACAGTCTTCAGCTTAATTTAGAAACAGGTGTTGGTATATCGGGAAACGATCCAGCGGTGCCATTTCCAGCCGAAGCGCCAACTCTAGTTTTAGATTTTGTCAATCAGCAGTACGACATTTATCAGCCAAACTTTGTGCAAGGGTTTGACCCCCAGGTCATGCTGCGCTGGAGCGATGACGGTGGCCACACATGGTCTAGCGAACACTGGGCATCCATCGGCAAAATTGGCGTTTATGGGCAGCGCACGTTCTGGCGGCGTTTGGGCATGACGCTCAAACTGCGTGACCGGGTGTATGAGGTATCTGGCACTGACCCTGTGAAGATCGCCATCACTGGCGCTGAACTCATCTTTAGCTCAACCACAGCATAATGGCAACCTCTCAACTTACCAACATCACGCCTCCTCGGGTTCCCTTTTTGGACCCGAGGAACGGCCTGATCTCGCGTGAGTGGTACAGGTTCCTCTTAAACTTGTTTGTGCTGACTGGTGGGGGCCAGAACACGACAACTTTGACAGACTTACAAGTGGGTCCACCGATGCCCACCCAAGAGGACTTTGTTGAAATCACTGTTGACATTGAGTCGCTTGAAAAGCAACCGACTCAAGAAAGCGCACTTGAGCAAATCGCTGAGTTGCAAAAGCAGATTGAGGCGCTAGAAGCGCAGATTGAATGCCCTTGCATTGAACTAACAGCGGTATTGCAAGCGCAGATTGAAGCACTTGAAGCGCAGATTGCGAGTCCTTGCACCGAACTAGCAGCGGAATTGCAAGCGCAGATTGAAGGTCTTCAATTAGCCCCACCTCCTCGTGAGTTTGATCGTTCACGTTACGGTTCTTTTTACGACACTACAACGCAAACGGCTACCACGATTAACACCGCCAAGGCCATCACGTTCAACAACACAGACTTGAGCCGAGGGGTTTATCTTGGTTCACCTACATCTCGTGTTTACGTGGACACGCCGGGCGTATACAATTTTGACACTTCGTTCCAATTGGACAAAACGGCTGGCGGCGTAGGGCTGTTCTACTTGTGGTTCAGGCTTAACGGTGTTGATGTACCAAACAGCGCCAGCCAAATCAGGATTCAGGGCAACAACGCTGAAATCTTTTCGTCACTGAACTATTTCTTTGATTTAAACGCAGGCGACTACGTGGAAATTATGTACTCGGTTGACGATCTGAGCGTTGAACTCTTAGCCGAGCCAGCAGCAGCACCGCATCCAGGCGTCCCATCCATCATTCTTACCGTTTCAAACAATATCGGGGGTATCCAATGACAGTCACCGTCAAAAACCTTGTGCCATCAAAAGATGTTGCAAGCAGCCAAACAACTCAGTACACCGCAACTGGTGTGACTGCAATCATTGACAAGTTCACCGCGACCAATTACAGCGCCAGTGCTGCCACGATCTCGGTCAACTTGGTTACGCTTGCTGGCTCCCCTGGCAACAGCAACCTGATCACCAAGACTAAGACGCTTCAGCCGTCTGAGGTCTACACGTTCCCCGAGTTGGTCGGACAGGTTTTGAATCCTGGCAGCTTCATCAGTACAATCGCTGGAACCGCCAGCGCCATCAACATGCGCGTCAGCGGACGCGAAGTGACTTAAGGAGAATACTATGGCCGCATGGATGATACCTGCCGCAATTCTGGGCAGTTCTTTATTTGGGTCTCGATCCGCACGTAAAGCAGCAGATGTTCAAGCCGCAGCCGCAGATCGCGCAGCGGATCTGCAACGCGAACAGTTTAACCGTCAGGTTGAGTTGCAAGCGCCGTTTCGTGAAGCCGGTGTCAACGCGTTGAACAAGCTGGCACCACTGGCGTCCGAGTACACACCATTTGGGATGCAGCAGTTTCAAGCCGATCCCGGCTATGCGTTTCGCATGTCCGAAGGTATGAAGGGGCTGGAACGATCCGCTGCTGCCCGTGGTGGCCTACTGTCAGGCGCTGCGCTACAAGGCATCCAGCGATTCGGCCAAGGCCTTGCATCGCAGGAATACCAAAACGCATTTAACCGATACGGCGTTGAACGCGACCGCCAATTGAATCCTTTGCAATCGCTGGCGGGCATGGGTCAAACAACCTCGCAACAACTTGGTGCAGCGGGGCAAACAATGGCTGGCAATGTAGGCCAAGCAATGGGTGCCGCAGCCCAAGCCCGAGCATCTGGTTACATGGGCGGCACTAGCGCGTTAACTCAAGGCTTGGGTTCGTACATGAATTACAACCAGCAGCAAAATCAGAACGCGCTGTTTAACCAACTGATTGGTAACCGAGGTGGTTTTGGTGGCGGCGCGGGCATGACAAACTCGCCGTATGACTATTCCGGCATGTCGGAATTTGGTTAAGGATAAATCATGGCACTTGTCAACCCCAACATCGCAATGTCGTTTCGTATGCCCGAGTTTCAGCCTCGGAATGCGTTGGCAGAGTACGCTCAGATTCAGCAGATCCAAGGTGGTCAGCGCCAAGCTGAAGTGGCCGACATGCAGTTGGAATCGCTGCGCCGGGACCGCGACGCGTTGAGTCAAATCCAAGCTGCTATTGTTGCCAAAGGTGGTCCACCAGATTTGGCCGCTGCCGCCGATGCAATGATCAAATCAGGCAAGCCCGAGTATTTGACGCAAGGCATGGCCATTCGTCAAAAACTGAACGATCAAGCAGCGTTTGCTGCGTATGAAGCTGAGTTCAGGCCAAAAGCGCCCGGCGCTTCACCCACGGGAATGGACTTACCTGCGGGCGATCAACCAGCAACTAATGGCCTTATGGGCCGTGTTTCTGGAGTGACCACTACGCCAGTGCCCGACGCCGCGCCTGTAAATGCTATGGCCCCCGCGCCAACTGCTTCGGTCAACGCGATGGCTGGCAAACCGGATGTCGCTTCGCTTGAGGCGCGTTACCGCAGAGTTGCCAACATCAACACCCCCGGCGCAAAAGCCGAGGCCGATTTACTGCTTAAGCAGATTGAAGCCGCGTCCAAAGAATCGCGGATGTACGTAGTGCCTGGTGTGGGGCTTGTTAACCCAACCGGAAAAGTTATAACGCCTTCGGTTGCAACGCCAGCAGCACCTACACAGCTTGCTAAACTGCAAACTGAACGGGCAGCGCTGCCTCCCGGCGACCCACGCATCGCGCAATATGACGCGCTTATCCGCAAAGAGATTACGCCTGCGGCTGGTACAACCATTACTATGGTTTCGGAACGTGCAGAACAAAGCGCGCGCGGCAAAATGTTGGTTGACCAGTACGGGGATATTTCAAAGGCTGCGGGTTTAGCAGCTAGAACATTGCCCGCTATTGAATCAAACTTGAGCGCACTAAACAAAGGTTTTGATACCGGCTTTGGTAAAGAAACGGTTGCTGCGGGCGCTAGTGTGTTGGCTGCGCTCGGCGTCAAGGACGCAGAGAAGTTTGCGACAGACAGCCAAAAGTTTCAGTCCAACGCCATCAGCGCCGTGTTGCAGAAGCAGCTTGAGCAAAAAGGCCCGCAGACTGAATCGGACGCTCGTCGTATTGAACAGATCGGCGCTCAATTGGGTAAAACCAAGAACGCCAACGAGTTTATTTTGGCAACGGCCAAAGAGCAACTACAGCGCGACATAGACCAGCGCAATTTTTACGACCGTTGGTACAAGACAAAAAAGACGTATGACGGCGCTGAAGATGCTTGGTTTAACGGCGAAGGCGGCAGGTCTTTGTTTGATCGTCCAGCGCTTAAGAAGTATGCACCTGGCGTTGCAGCCCAAGGTGCAGCAGCGCAGATCCCTACTACGCGCGCGGCGGCTCCAGCCGCGTCAAATCTTGCGCAAGAGCGCGCAAATGCAAACGCAGCAATTGCCGCTGGCGCGCCAGCCGCTGCGGTACGTCAGCGGTTCAAACAAAACACCGGTCAGGAGTTGTAAATGGCTACCGGATATGACGATCTGATTCCCGTTAAAGCTGCATCTGGGTCTGGGTATGACGATCTCATACCAAGCCAATCAACGGGGGTGCCAGGCCCCCGCCAAAGACCGAGCGCTTTAACGCAGTTCGGCCGCAGCGCAGCCTCGCTGGCCGACGTTACGATTGGCGGCATTCTGCCCGCTGTTGTGCAGCAAGTGGGCTACCCATTGGCCCGCTTGGGTCGTTCACCAGAACAAGCGCAGGCGGCTACCGCACGTTTGGTGGGCGCTGTTGAGTCACCAGTTGGTCGGACGTTTGGCGTCACTGACACACCGGAATACCAGCAAGAGGCTGGCCGTCAGTTGGTGGACTTCATTGGCCAGAACTTTCAAAAGGGCGCGAAGTGGATTGCCGAAAAAACCGGCATTCCTCAGTCGGACGTGGAAAACTATTTGGGCACCGCGACCGTGGCAGCGCCTGCGGTAGCTCGGCCTGCGGCGCGCACGGTCCAGCAGGCCGCTGCACCGGTAATTGAGAAAGCCGTCATCGGCGCAAAGTTGCCGTTTGAGGGGCGTCGCCAAGCTAAACTTGAGCGCCAGTCTTTGGAAGACTACGCCCGTGGCCCGCAGATCGACGCAGCTGCTGACGCACAGCGGTTGGGTATTGTGCTTAACCCAACAGACATTCAATCTACTGTAGGCACAAGATTGACCGCAATGGCCGCTGGCCCCCGCGCGCCTGCTGCTTTGGCAGAAGCCAACAAAAACCAAGTCCGCAAGGTTGTGCTGAAAGATTTGGATTTACCACTTACAACTCAACTTGACGGCGATACTGCGTTTGACCAAGCGCGCGCGCAAGTAGCAGGGCCTTACGATCAAGTTAAAAAACTGCCTATTCAACAAGCCGACGACGCAATGGTTCAACGTCTGGAAGCATTGCGGGCAGATTTAGATGTAATTGGGGCTAAAGAATACGCGCCTGCCATTAGCAAGATTGTTGATGATGCTATTGCAAAAACGCAAACTGGTTTGACCGGTGAGCAACTACTGAAAAACATCAGCGTTCTGCGTGAGCGCGCGCGTAAAACATACAACAACAAATCAGCCACTACCGAAGCGCTGGACATTGCAGACACCAACCTTAAAGTGGCGACCGAGCTGGAGTCGATGATCGACAACAGCATTTTTAACCCAAAGCTGCTGGGTGAATTCCGCGATGCCCGTCAGAAGATGGCCAAGACGTATGCATACGAAGGCGCAACCGACTTCAACACCGGCATGGTCGATGTCGGCAAACTTGCCCGTATTACGTCAAAAAATAACGCATTGACTGGTGACATTGCTTCGTTGGGCAAGATTGCGGGTAACTTTCCCGACGTGTTTAGTTCCCAGCCAACGCCAGGCTTTTTTACCGCGCCTCGTTTAAGCCGTTCTGGACCAGGCGGTGCGGCGGGGGCGTTAATTGGTTCGCAGTTTGGTTTGACTGGCTCTATTTTGGGTGGTGTGCTAGGTGGCGCAACTGCCGAAGGTTTGGGTGCGGTAGCCGCACGCCGCGTAGCGTCGCCCGGCTACCAAGCTGGCCTGAACCTGCGCGACATGCGGATACCGGTTAACCAGTTGGCCGCGTCAATGCAGCCAATCCCGCAGAACCGCGCAATCGTTCCATACGAAGCGCCTGTAGAGGTGCTTGGTCCTGGTGAAGGCCCGTACCAGCCAAACTTCGTAATGCAGCCCAACCAGTATGGTCCTCGCGTAACAACCGAAACGCCGGACCTGCGTAATGCATTGCCTGCGCCGAGTGCGGAAGGTACGCTGAACATGCTGCGCGCTGAAGACACGCGTCGTGGTCAGATGTCCCGCACACTGGGCCAGCAAGCCGAGCAACAGGCCGCTGCGGCTGAAGCTGCTGCACGCCGTCCAACTAGCGGCGCGGTGGAGATGCAGATTAACCCGTTGACTGGATTGCCCGAGATTGCCACCGGCATCAAAGGCGCTACCCCCGCTACGTTTCAAGACTTCGGCACGACGCTCAAGTCAGCCACCGACAAGGCCACGGCTGGCCGCATGTTTGACTTAACCGCTGCCGAAAAAGTTGCGTTTGACAAGACCCGCGTTGACTTGGCCGAAGCCGTGCCGGGCATGAAGGCGTTGAGCGACAAAGCCGTTGCGGCCAAAATGCAAGACCGCGCTTGGGTGCAAGACGCCGTTGGTAAAGCGCAAGAAAGAGCGCGCGCATTTGAGGCTATCGCCGCGCGCGCGGATACGGAACGCGCCCGCCAATCTGCTTTGGCAAACCGCGAGCGAATGCTAGATTTGGCCGAGCAGATGGAAGACATGCTGCGCCCAGCCCGCCCCGTCAAGACTGGCGGTCAGGGTCCAAAGACACGCGCCTTTCAACGTAACATGCTCACACCCGAGCAAGAAATCCAAAACGCATTGGTGAAGTAAATGAATGAACAAATTAGCGCGACAGACGCGCGATTGACCACGCACGAGCAAGTGTGCGCCCATCGTTACGAAGGCATTCAAAAAAGTTTTGAGTCAGGCTCTAAGCGCATGGCCAAGATCGAGTATCTGCTCTACGCAGTAATCGCTGCGGTCTTGCTTGGCCCTGGCGTTGCGGCTGAAGTTGTTAAAAAGTTTTTTGGACTTTGACCATGAAAGATTGGGCCGTCAGTTTCATCGCTGCGGCCCTTCTTGTTGGGCTTGTCGTATGGTGCGCCCGTGTTTTTATTGAGGCGATGTATGGCCGACTTTAAACCAGCATACGAGCGCATGATCCGTGATGAGGGTGGCTACGTGCTACACAACATCCCCGGTGACAGGGGCGGCCAAACCTATGCGGGTATTGCCCGTAACATGAACCCCAAATGGGATGGGTGGCAGCACATCGACACGGGTTCCACGCCTCCTGCGCAGCTTATTCACGACTTTTACAAGGTCAAGTTCTGGGACGACATTTGTGGTGACCAGATCACCAGTCAAGTCATCGCGTCCGACATTTTTAACTTTTACGTCAACACCGGGCGTCCGGCCAAAGTGCTGGCGCAGTTGATCATTGACGCCACGCCTGACGGAGCGTTTGGCCCTCGGACAGTTGCAGCCATAAACGCTGCCGATCCCGAAAAGTTCGTGTTGTCTTACGCCTTGGCAAAGATCACCCGCTACCGTGACATCGTGCAGCGTGACCGAACGCAGATTAAGTTCTTGGTGGGCTGGATCAACCGAACACTGAACGGGCTAAAGTCATGAACTTGTTTGGCATCGGCACTGTCATTGACTCGGTAGGTAAGATTGCCTCCGACCTGATCACCACAGACAAAGAACGCCTTGACATGGCGCTGCGCGAGAAGGAATTAGATCAGCGGCTAGACATCGCTCAAATCGAGGTTAACAAGGCAGAAGCCCAACACAGCAGCATCTTCGTAGCTGGGTGGCGTCCTGCTATCGGCTGGATCGGTGCAGCGGCTATGGCCTATCAGTTTTTGCTCTACCCACTTATGCTGTGGGGCTGGACATGGATGCAGGGGATAGGCTGGATTCCCAAAGAACTGACGCCGCCGCCTGTAATAGACTCTGACCAGTTGTGGGTCATTTTGTCAGGCATATTGGGCATCGCTGGAATGAGATCATTTGAGAAATCTAAGGGTGTAGCGTAGCCGTCTTAACGATTGACCGGGCCTTGCGCATCCTGAATTCTTCTTCAACGATGAACAAGGCCTGCTCCATCTCTCTGACAGTGCAATCGTCAAGCTGGCTGTCGTGCAGATCCATGATCAGCTTTACAGCGGCCATCTCTGGCCCCGTAAAGACAAACGATCCCTTCTCGTGCCCGCGCACACCCATCGAGTAGACGGCATCTTGCGCGGCCCTGATCTCGTCAGCCCAGTCACGCCCCAGATCAGCGCGTATTCTGATCAGCGCCTCGCTCATGTTGACCGCTGAAATTATCACGTCAACGTGGTCTCTAGTGCCTTGGCCTGTCAGTATGGAATCAAGCGCCTCGTGGTTTTTGAGTTTGAGCGCCACGCCAGCAGTGGGCAGCGTGCCTACCTTCTTCATGCCTGCGATGATCCACGACATATTGTCGTAGCGCACCCCACGAGGTTTGTACTTGCTTTTCTTTTTCATAGCTCGTGCTTGTTCTTGGTCGGCTTGATCTTAGGATGCGCCCGGCTGTGGATGCTGAACTGCTTGTAGGCCAAGACGTTCTCCTCCTTGGTCAAGCTCTCGTACACCTGTACTCGCTTGGGCCTGAAATACACGTCTTTGGCGAATATGCTGGGGCGTGGGTTACTGGCCCACAAAAAGGGCGAGTCGGGGCGGCATTTACAGGTCATTCTTTTCTTTCAATGTAGCCCATGCCACTTCATTGCACTTAGCGCATTGGTAGCGATAGTGATTTCGGTCCGGCACGGGGGTCAGTATCCAGCGGTGTTTACATTGGGTCATTTCTTTTTGCTCCAAAACGCCCACACATAAACGGCAGTGTGAGCAATGCCGATGAGGTACATCCACCAAGTCATGTGTTCTTCCTTGCTCGGATTAAATCGGCTGCTTGGTAAGGCTCTGCCAAATCTGCTATCTTTGCACACGCCTCACGCTCATCAGCACGGACAAGGGCTTCAAAAACCAAGAAATTGTCAAACAAGCCACCATCTTCCAGGCCTGTCATTCCAGCTTCTTCAGCCATGTCGATCATTTTTCTCATACGTTGCGCTCCTTCAACTTGGCTTCGATGGTGTTGATGTAGTCAAGCCAGCCTTGATAATCTTCTTTGCGCTCAAATATTTGCCGCTTTTCCTCATCCGTCAGCCCAACCCATTGCCGCTGTGCTGTGGGTGGGGTGGCGTCAAACTTGTTGCGAGGGTCAAGCCCACCGTCCGAAACGATGTCGCTATATTGCCCCACAGGCTCATAGTCCAACCCCAACTCTCTGGCGTTCTCTGCCTTCTTGTCGAGGGCAGTTTGCTTTGGAATACAGCCGTGCTTCAGACAATGCGCCACGGTTTCGCATTCATCGCATAGTTTGGTCATTTCAGCCCCCTAAGCGTCAGCCATGCCGGTTCTTTGTTGACCACTGGCGGCGGCGTGATCTTCTCGCTGGGCGGTGTCCAGCCGTACTTGCGCCACAGCGCCTGCACATCAGAGCCACTGCTCCATTTGAAATCAGGATGCCCCACTGGAATCCACGGTATTGTTTTGTTCACGGTTTGCTCCTTCGATTATTAAGTGCCGGTAGGCACGGATCGCTGTCTTCAAGTCTGCTTGCAGACTCTCGATCAGCTCTTCTTGCTCAAGCAGCCGTGCTGTGGCTTCTTGGGCAAACTTGGCCAGGTTGCGCGATTCCCACGCAGCAAACCTGCTCATGCTTTGGTGGCCAGCGCCAGCAGCTCGGCCCTCTCTCTGGCCACCCGCAGCGTGTTGTATCGCTGGTGCAGGCGCTCAATCACCTTGACGCGGCGGGGCCCGGCCATCTCGGAGTCCAGCAGCGCCTTGACGTCCACTTCTGGCAGCAACGCCAGCACCTCATTAAGTTTTCGCCATGTGTAGCTCAATTTTCTTCTCCAGTTGTTCAATCAGTTTGGTGGTATGGGCGTGTGTTCGCTGCGCTGCGTTGAGCTGGCGCGTCTTGTGCCGCAGCTCAGACTTGGCCGCACGCAGTTTGGCTTTCCATTGGTCGATTCGTTTCATTTAAGTGCCTCCAAGGCGATTTGGGAAAGAGATAGTTTGTCATGTAACGCGCCCCAGATTTTGTGATCGACAGTAGCGTCGGTCAGAAATACGTAGCACCACACGTCATGCCGCTGGCCGCTACGATGCAAGCGCCCGATTGTCTGCTCATACAGTTCAAGCGACCAGGGCAAGGACAAGAAAATGATGTGGCATCCACCATGTTGGAGGTTAAGACCGTGGCCTGCTGACTTGGGGTGGACGGCAAGCAACCTGACCTCGCCTCGGTTCCAGCGTTCAATGGCGTCGTCGTCATCGAGTGTTGTAACTGTGAAGCGTCGCTTGAGTTCGGCAAGCTCTTCTTGGTATTGGTAAACCAGTAGGGTATTGGCATGTTGGTTCTCATCAAGCAGTTCTTCAAGGCGGTCAAACTTGTGCGACGACAACCAGATCGGGCCGTTGTCGGAGTACAGGAAACCAGACGACATCTGCTGCAACTTCTGCGTAACAACAGCAGCGTTGACCGCCACCACGTCGTCCAGCACGAAGTCCTTCTTCATCTTGTTGTAGCTGGTCATGTCCATCTTGCAGGCCACCTCAACGGTGTGCAGGGGTGGCAGCTTGTCCTTGTACTCGCCAGGCTCCAGCACGAACGTAGCGGGCTTGATGCGCTGCATGACCAGCTCCAGTGAACCCTTACGTGGCTCCCACTCGCCAAAGTCCTTGTTGATCAGCGTGAAGTATTGCTGCATGAACGCGCCTTTGGCGCGGCCCAGCAGCGACTGGTCCACGATCTTGCACTGGCCGAACACGTCCTCAAGGCCGTTGCTGGTGAAGCTGCCCGTCAGGCCCCAACGGATGCCCATCTCGCCAATGACTTTGTTGAGCGCCTTAAAACGAGCGCCTGAGGGATTCTTCAGTTTGGTCAGCTCGTCAAACACAATGGCGTTGATGTGCGCTAAGTTCTGCTCGGCCAGCCATTGAATGTTGTCGTAATTGGTCACGATGATCTGAGCGCCGCTGTTGAGCGCCGCCAGTCGTTGCTTGGGTGTGCCCACGGCCACAGCCAGAGTGCAGCCGGGTGCCCACTTAGGCTGCTCAACAGGCCACACGTCGGTGCAGACACGCTTGGGTGCCAGCACGAGAAAACGTATGGCGTAGCCATCTTTGAGAATGGCCTGCATGGCCGTCAGCGTGATGGCGGTCTTGCCAGCCCCCACCGGGGCCAGGATCATGGCGCGGTCGTGCTCATACAAGAAGTCAGCCGCTGTGTCTTGGTATGGCCTTAATCGCATTTCCACGCCTGGCAATACTTGTACAAATCTTTTCGATTTTTTTGGTTTACTTTTTTACGCTCGGCATCGCGAATTTCTTGTTCCCATTTTGCAAACTGTTCGGGGGTGTACAGAAGGCCTTCTAGCCTGGAATACTCAACAAGAAACACCCCAAACTTATCTATTGTTTCTTTAGAAAACGGCGCGTCAAAACCAGCTTCAACTGCCGCATACCGTATGGCTTGCTTATTCATGTTCTTTAATCCATCCATCTATTTGATCTTTGTTCCACAGGCACACATACCTTTGGTTCATCAGCGCCATGTCACTGGCGAAAACCTTTTGCAACTCCGACAGCCTGCCGCCCTCGGTTTTGACCTCAACGAACCATGTCTGGCCGTTAGGCAGGCACACGATCCGGTCGGCCACGCCGCGATGCGCGGGGCTGGTGAACTTGTACGCCCGACCGCCCAGCTCTTTGACGCGCTTGACGAGGTAGGCTTCGATTTGTTTCTCAAGCACGATGCTTAAACTCTTCTGCGATCACCAAGCCGTCAGGCTCCAGTTCGACCGATATGGTTTTTGCGTAGCTAACGACCACCACTTGGCTTGGGTTGTGCCCATGCTTCAAGCAGTATTCGCGCAAGGCGGTTTGCAGTTCTGCAAGTGTAATTTCGACGGTGTGTGTTTTCATAGCCCGAATAATACACGAAAAAAAGTTTTGCACAAATTATTTTTTGTGTGATAAGATCAAGTCCTCATCAACTAAAGGACAGTCAAATGGAATATCACATCCCCGCTGCCGATTACAGCAGCATCAACGTCAGCGCCTACGAAAAGGGCGTCTGGATCAGCGTCATGCGTCACTGCGGCTACGCATCCACACACCTCACACGCAAGCAGGCAGAAGAATTACGCGACGCCTTGATCGCTTTGACCACGGAGACAGAAGATGCAGCACAGTAACATCGTCGGCGGCTCGACCGCCAAGCGCGTCGTCGCCTGCCCTGGCAGTGTGGCGCTCGTCAACAAAATGCCGCCCAAGCCCTCCAGCGAACACGCTGACCGTGGCACACTGCTGCACGACGCCATCAGCGCTATCTTGGAAGACCAAAGCGTTGACGTGATTGGCCGCACATACGAAGGCCAAGTCCTGACACAAGACCTCTACGACGAAAAGATCATGGTGGCGCTGGCGCTGCTGGACGAAGTAGACCCCGACAAGGAGATGCTGTATGAAGTTGAGACCCGTGTGGGATTCGGTGATTTCTTACCTAATGTTTTCGGCAGCACGGATTTGGTCGGTCGTATTGGTAGCCGTGCTATTGTTTTGGACTGGAAGTTTGGTGACGGTGTGGTGGTTGACGCAGTAGAGAACGCGCAGCTCATGTTCTACGCCGCCGCCAGTATGCGTACCCCTGAGGCAGCGTGGGCGTTTGATGGCGCGACTGAGATCGAATGCGTGATCATTCAGCCGCCCATGATGAAGCGTTGGGTGACCACGAAAGAGCGCATCAAGCAGTTTGAGCAAGAGCTGGTGCAGGCCGTCAAGGCCGCGCAGCAGCCGGACGCCAAGCTGGCCGTGGGTGACCATTGCCGCTGGTGCGCAGGCAAGCCCATCTGCCCAAAAATGACCGGCGCAGTGGACCGCGCCCTGCAAGTGCAACTGAAAGAAATAGACGTTGACATGCTGGGCCGATACCTGAAGAATGCTGATCTCTTGGAAGACTGGATCAAAGACCTGCGTGGTCTGGCGCTCCAGTTGCTTGAGAAGGATATGCCGGTGCCGGGGTATAAACTTGTACAGAAACAAGCAAGACGTAAATGGACCGATGAGTCAGCCGCCAAGCAGGCGTTGCTGAACATGGGCCTCAAAGAATCTGTCGTAGTCGAGACTTCAGTTATGTCTCCTGCGCAGGCCGAGAAGGCGCTTAAAAAGCGCTGGGCCGACCTGCCAGAAGGCTTGGTGAAGTCCGAGTCGTCAGGTACAACACTGGCAAGCGAGGATGACCCTCGCCCAGCAGTGTTGCAAATCGGGTCGCAGTTATCTGCGGCCCTTCTTAAACTTCAGTAAAGGACAATCATGTCAACTTTTTCTCTCGCAAATCTGCCAGCAGTTACCACTCTCTCCACCGCATTGCGTTCGCTTGAACAAGGCGCAGGCACATCGGGCGTCGTCATCCTGAAAATGGACAAGACCGGCCATTGGGTGTTTGGTGCTGATCAAACCGAAGTCGAAGACGACTCTACTTGGGCCGTCAATCCTTTCTCTTTCGTCCACGGCTTTATCGCCTGGGGCGACGGCGAAGTGCTTGGCGAGAAGATGACCGGCGTGCAGCACCCCCTGCCAGAGCTTGACGTAGCGCCTCCCGGTGCCAAGCGCGGCTGGGAAACGCAGATCGGCATGTCGTTGAAGTGCCTCGTGGGTGAGGACAAAGACATGGAAGCACGCTTCACCACCACATCCGTGGGTGGTAAGAAGGCTGTGCAAGCATTGGGCGTTGCCATCGCCACGCAAGTGGAGAAGGACCAGTCCAAGCCCGTGGCCATCGTGCGCTTAAAGAAGGACCACTACGTCCACAAGTCCTACGGTCGCATCTACACCCCGGTGTTTGAGATCGTGGAGTGGGCCAGCATGGACGGCGCTGCTGAAGCGCCAGCGGTTGAAGAAGCCGAGGCAGCGCCTGCTGCTGGCCGTCGTCGTCGTGCGGCCTAAGTGAAATCGGGGCCGAAAGCGGATGCTGTGTAGTGCCGTCACGGACTCTAGAGCGCAGTGCAGCGAGTAGGCCCCACCTATAAAGTAAAGTGGAGTACAGGCATGAAAGTTTTTATTCTTTGTAAACGGTTTGAGGACAGCACAAACAAAGCTGCCTTTGTCAATAAAATTATGGCGGTATTTGAAGACAGCAATGATGCGTACCACAGGGTAAACGCAAAGAAAAAGGACGGCGATTACAGTTGGTACATTGTCGCTAAAGATTTAAGGCCACGGGCGGTTAAAAATGCTGTGGCTTGATTTTGAGACGCGTAGCCGCTGTGACCTGAAGGCCAAGGGCGTCTACAACTACGCGCAAGACATGAGCACCGAAGTGCTGTGCATGTCCTACGCCTTCGATGATGATGAGGTCGTCACTTGGTTGCCCGGTCAGCCGCTGCCTGACTTTACGGGTCACATGATCTACGCCCACAACGCCGCGTTTGAGCGTTTAATTTTTTGGTATGTTCTTCAGAAGAACTACCCCCTTGAATCGTTTTACTGCACCGCAGCGCAGGCCCGTGCCAACTGTGCGCCTGGC